CGACGAGCGTCGTGCCAAGCCAAATAGGGCGGGTAATCCTGGTCGTATGAATGTGCGTGAGAAACCCGTCAATCAACATGGTGCTCTTACCACTATTCGTCACGATAAGACTCGAATTGACGGACGCACAGGTGGTGCTAACGGTGGATGGATGCAACACTATAAAAAGAATAAGTACGTTGAGCTTAATCCTTACAAGGGTAACATCAATCCCCGTGTAGCAGGCAACGGATTAGATATAGCCAAGAACCAACTTGCGAACAACCCTTTCAGCAAGACCATTAATTAAATCATAAATATATCAAATCAAAACACCCATTAAAATTATATACGCAAATTTTAATGGAGGTCCATACCTTAGAAATCGATAGTAGTGAACGCGACTATTCGAAATACCCAGACCCGCACGATTATATAATCGATCTGAAGAATGAAATTTATGATGTTAAAAAAATCACTCTTCTTTCCGCTCGTATACCAAACAGTCAAACATTGATTCACGCCCGTAACAATACCTTTAGCATTAACAATTCTATCATATCGTTACCAAACCGCTCTTTCAATGATGGTTTTGATTTGGCACATATTATTACTACTCGTATCACAAATATAGATGCTGCATATAATTCAAACACGAATTCAATTACATACACAAATACCGCAAACGGGCCGAAGGTTATAAAATTTGGTGACGGTACGAATGCCCGTTACATGTCAGGAACAGATGATACGGTATCTAATCTTGTGTCATCCAGTTACACAACTCCTCATCAATTATTTGGTCTACCTCCACAGAATATAACTATACCAGGTATTGGTGGTACATACACCAGTGGGTCTATTAACCTTGAAGGACCAAATGCATTTTTACTGCGTATAGGTACAGGTTCCGAGACATTCAATAAAGACGTATATCTTCGAGAACCCTTTTATACTGGTCAGATATTGATCAACGGCTCATATGTAAATTATGTTTCAGATGACCCTGTTGAACACACGTTCTTCTCTGGGTCTCAAAAGGGTCTTAAGAGTTTACATATACAGTTTTATTACATGAGTCAAGGTCGAATGATTCCATACGATTTCAGGCATCAGGAACATGTTCTGAAATTTCAGATTGAGTGTAATACGGGGAAATTTAAAGCAATATCTAAGCATACTGCACCAGATGTTGGGGTTTTACCACCGCCTATAAGCATCCCCGATTTTGAGGATCCGTATAGATGGAGACAATACGTCTTGATTTCTATAATTTTATTTTTTGGTATGCTTACTCTGGTCATCACACGTAAGAAAACTTAGCGAGTGACAGCGTACACTGGGGCGACAGGCTTCTTCACACCGGGAGAGAAGCGAGCGATCACGAGGTACACAACGACAGAGAGGAGAGTCGTGAACAGAGCGGTGAGACCATAGTGGAGGCCGCCGTTCTTCTGGACGCGGACAATCTGGTTGATAGCCCAACGAACGAGATCAAGCCAGGAGATGGCAGCCGCGAAGGAAAAACCCGCGACAACAGAGTTGAGAGACTGGGATTGGAGCTCCTTAGTGAGAACCTGGACAGTTTCGAGAGCGGCGGTAGACATTTATTGTAAGTATAGAAAATTATTCTGGTAACAATTCAACTTCATCTAAGATTTTCTTGTATTTTTGTGTAGAATAACCCTTGGTCCCCTGATTGTTTTCTTCCGAGTCTGTGTCAGAATCCGTATCACTGTCTGTTTCTGAGTCATTATCAATAACTTTAAATTCACTATTAGTCCATCCCACTGGGTCCATTACTATTAATAGCATTTTTTAACATGACTTCTGTCGGATTCTGGGGTTGCCATGAATCCCATCTATCATAGGCTTCATTGATACGTTTGAACCTTTCCTCTGTACCGGAGTACCTTGTGAATAGTGGACAGTCAGCATCATCAACTTCCTCAATTTCGTCTTCTTCTTCTTCGTCGTCTTGATCATTGTAAATTTCTGGAAAAATGCTACCAATATCGTGTCCAACTGTGTACATGGCACAGTACTTACTTGCATATTCAATGTCTTCTGGAAGAAGAATATCTCTTCCACACGCTTTCGAATATTCACAAGCCAACACCATGGATTTTTCCAATACAGGTGTGACAATATTCATCATAGTACTGATATACTGCTCAGCCATATTGTCACCCGAATCACCGAAACCCGTTTGCATGTTCATGTCGTATTAAACATTACTCGCATCATACCTTTATCTAACCTAAGTATGTTATAGCTTAAAGCGTATATGTCTATATTTCTATTACTTGTTGTATTCTGTGTAAGATTGAATGTCATCAATTGATTATTTACGAGACTGAAATTTACTTGCCCTGTTGGGAAATGTTGTTCTGGTTCACATGCAAAACTATAGGTGTAAAATCGTCTAATCAACGGTGTTTTAGAGTGATGAATAGCTGGTTGTATAGCCTTGAGGAATGCAAAATTTCCTGTATCTTCATCTAATACTTGTGTGTCGTTTAATTTGAATTCAAGACTCTTTAGATTTTCATAGAAAATGAGTTTGTTTTCACTAGTAATTGTATCATTATCATAGTCAAAAGGTGATACAAAATCTAAATACTCTTCCTTATTTAAACGCTTTATAACAAAGTATAGTTCTTTTACCGGGTTTAGAAACGAGGTTCTAAAATTGTGCGTTTCAATAGATTTGGGTGCTAAAAATCTATTGTGTTGTAATTGAGTTATTACATAATCTTTTTTCTTATCTTTCACAATTGCCCGTTCATATTTATCTAAAAATACCATTTCTAAAGATAATTTACAAGATAAAACTTGTTTTGGGTACACTTGGCTTATGTCTTTATCTACACCAACTACAACTGATAATTGTTGAGCATTAATATTTTTTAATCTTAAGTTTCGTTTTGGAAAGTCAGGATCTTCATCATATAACGACACTATATGATGACCGTTAAGGGATACATCTCCAATACCCAATGTACCGATGGTACTATTATCATTTTCTTGGTGTATACGACTCCAAGTATTATTGTTATATGTATACACTTCAACCAAGGTACGATTTATTGGTAATTCAGATTTGATGTAAATCACTGTATTACCGTCATCTATCATATAAAATTTCCTGAAAGTCTCAATACCAACAAACAGTGATGATTTCTGTTTCCATCCTGCCCCGTCATAAGAATATATGTAAGTAAATGTGGGTGTCACCACTCCTGCCAATGTTCCATCTTTACTTAGTTCAAATGCTAATGGAGTAGATGGTAAATTGATTGGTAAACTTGAAACAAGTGTCCCATCTGAGTTGATAGTGTAAATTTTTATAATATTAGTGGACGAGTCATATTTAATAAATCTATTTACGTCTTTTGAAACGGCCACTATAGAGTGAACAAATTCGTTTTCTGTTATCGTTGTCTCTGCAATAGTTGGATTTGATATGAGAAACGTTTGAATATTGTTGTTACCACCATACATTGTAAAACTTGTTTCGTCATCAGAGAATTTAAGACCTACTAAAGATGACACAAATTGTGTATTAGCTGATACGTTTGGTGTTGTGGCATCTAGATACTGGATATTTCTATAAAAATTGTCGAAAATCTCGTAGACAAGAACTTCATTATTATTATGATCCTGTACAGCAAAATATCTACCTGATTTGGATATAGAAAACTTACTAAATATATTATTTGAATCAGAAAGATTTATTTTAGATTGGTTTACACCGACCGACTCGAGGTCCGCGGCGGGATCTGTAATATTCAACAGCCCAAATCCAGTTGATATAGAATCTCTTTTATACACACGAGCTTGGTTACCAAATGTATAATGATCCACCCGAACCAAACCATTATTAGATATTATTGTATCATTTAAACTAAGAGGTAAAAATTTAATCGTGTTTTGTGAGTATGAAGTGTTAGTATTAAAAGCAAATATTTCTTGTACCTGAGATACTAAACTCTGATAACCGGCACCATACACATTACTACCGGCATCAACTATATTTTCAACACTTTGTATAACAACCTCGTCGTATCCTTCAACTGAGCGGGTCAATTCCTTTAGTGTAATTACATCTGTTTCAGTATCACTTCTTTTAATATGTAATTTCAATTTATCATCACTCATTGACGCATACGTTCCACCAGAACCCTTATATCTATGTACCTCAGTCCATTGTGTTATTGTAGTGTCATAGACGTATACACGACCGACGCCGTAAGCAATAGATGGATTATGATTATATTCTTCAGTTGGGTTATACACAAAAAAACTGTTCCCATCTTTTACATACGTGAGTATACCCGATTCAAAAAGTGTTACGTTTTGACCATACCTAAACCAATCGGTTGTATATTGATATACATAAACAATATCATTAAGTACGATTAACAATTTTGTACCATCATGAGATAAATGTGCTTGAGACACTGCAACATTAACTGCTTTGTTAAAAAAACCCCCTAAACGAGTTCCTGTGGTTATGTTAAATATTTCAAGTCTTAACGTGCCCGATCCCTCTACACAATAAAAATTACCATCTCTAGATAGTGCAATTATATTTGGTTTTGGTGTAAATATATATTGTGTTCCATTCCACACCCATATACCAGTACGAACTTCTACTATAACATTTCCGTCATCTGAAAAATGTATAGTATTACCTGGGTTTAATGAAGGAGCTTGATACCACTGCCATAGATCATTTTCATATCTGTATATATTTCCTGTCGTTACAATTGTATTCATAGCCGGCGACACTACACCAACACCATTGAATATGGTTTTACCTGGTATCACAATTTCGCTGTTCACATTAGTAGCAACGTTACTTCCATCCGAAGAAGCGACAACGACATCTGAATCAATTCTTACATTCGAGATGAGATCAAAATCTAATGTAGTTGTTTGAAGGGATGTGTCTGTAGGAGGATCTGTTTGTACTAAACAATCTTTCAAATCTCTGAATTTAATTTCGAGGCGTATTTCTTGAAAACACATAGCACATAGAGGTATAGCCAATTCTGGTTTACGATAGAAATAAAAAGGGATATCAATAAATAGTTTTTTGGTTTGTGTAGCAGGTCCTAAGTGACCTAAAATTACACCACTTGAAACGGGTACATCAGAAGTTCTGTCTGGATATTTACCTATCAACTTTTCAAGAGCTTTTTGTTTAGACTGTGTATAATTTTGTTCCGAGTAAATCTGTAAATAATCGCTTGGTATATGTTGCACCTTCTCATCACCTATATACATGTCGACATACTCGATCATTGCATGTCCTATAGACTCCACATAACCAATACGTGTTAAATCGGCTCCAACGATTTTATCTAGCTCTATTTCTAAACTAATTGTTTTAACAAGATCACCTTGATCTTTTGGTATAGTTACACTGATGGTTTTTCCAAACTCAGCATCATTATCTATATCCAGCTTTACAAATTGTGTAGTATAATTTGTATGTTTTCGAAATAGTTGAACGAAGTACGAATAATCCGGGTTATCAGTAAAATAGACGTCCTGAACACCCCTCGTTGTAAGCTGAATTCTTCCAGCCATTACTACTATACACCGTTAAAATTTTAAACCCCCGAGGCCGCTCTCGATATGTAAAATATTGAAGTTCACAGCAAATATTTTAAGTACAACTTTATCATCTGTAGGATCTATATCAACAGTCATTCTTTTGTGAATTATTCTACTCATGTTGACATGACCGGATGGGTAATGTGATTCTGGGTTCTGTGCAAAACTGTAGACTCCAAACGGTGATCCATCTTCGGGGCAGTTTATATGATAAAGTAATGGTTGTTCATATGTCATAAATAGATGATCACATTCCATGACATTCATATCATTGAAATCCAATTTTACATTTTCAATTTTATAGAATTCCTTTCCCTTCTTCGCTAAAAATAAAAGTTCTTTAACTGGATGCTTAAAATTGATCATAAAGGTTTTCTGAGTTTCACCGGGGTTGAATGTAACCTGTGATAATTGTACTTGTGATATGAGATATTGAAGAGGCATGGATTGTAAATAAAATCGTTCATCATCGCTTATAAATACAAATTCTGTATCAAGAGATATATTTAATATTTTCCCTTGTACACCTGAAGATGGAATTGGACCATTTATGATATCGGTGAGATTTTTCAAGTTTATTACTACTTCCATCTGTTGTTTTAAGAGTGCTGATGTGGGTATAGAAAGTGAAGTTGCACGATTAAAATAAAATGGAAGATCGATAAAAAATGTTTGTTCACCTGTGAAATCAAAAATTTTACTACCATGACCATTTAAAAAGTATAACGTTTGCTCTATGTCATCTATAGTATTATGAAGTTGTTGATGCATGTATATATATTCACCCGTAAGACGCTGTATTAACTGACCTCCTATGTACAAATCAGCTGTATCAATAAGATCTGTACAAAACGATGGTTTAAAATTAAGTTTATTTCCATCACCATCTTCGGGTGCGGACAAGGAAAATTTAACAGTCACACTTTTTACCAAGTCACCCTTGTTTTGAGGAATTCTACAGCGTAACTCTTCACCATACCCAACATCTCCATCAAATGGTGTTTCAATTTGCTCCAAGGCAAACTTTGTATGTCGTTTGAATGTTGTCAGGAAATAAGAAAAATCCGGATCACCTGTAAGCCATTGATCCTGAACACCTGTCACTGCCAGTTTTACAGCTCCAGACATATCTAATATGTGCGAGTAAAATATTCTCAAATAAAACGGGACACTAAAGTAGATGAATCTTCAGTTGAGGAAATTCAATCCTGCGACTATGACAGACGATCGCGTTTGTGTATTTATAGGAAAGCGTAATACAGGTAAAAGTACTCTGGTGAAGGATATCATGTATCATAAGAAGCATCTTCCTACGGGTATAGTTCTTAGTGGTACAGAAGAAGGTAATCATTTTTATTCCGAATTCATTCCAGACCTCTTCGTTTACGGCGATTATGACAGAGAAGCTATAGAGCGTGTTATGGCCAGGCAGCGGAAGTTGGTAGGTGCAGGTAAAAACAATTGTGGAACTTTTATGCTTTTAGATGACTGTATGTATGACTCGAAGTTTCTAAAAGATACCTGCATAAGACAATGTTTTATGAATGGTCGTCATTGGAAGATCTTCTTTATGCTGACAATGCAATATGTGATGGACTTACCACCNGCANTACGAGCTAACGTGGATTATGTGTTCATTCTCAGGGAGAACATCATTCAGAACCGGGAGAAGCTTTACAAATCTTTTTTTGGTATATTCCCAAGCTACGATATGTTCTCAAAGGTTATGGATGCCTGCACAGAGAATTATGAATGCTTAGTTCTTGATAACACCGTTAGGTCTAACAAAATTCAGGATTGTGTATTTTGGTATAAGGCAACGCTTCGAAAGAATTTCAGAGTCGGTGGTCCAGAGTTATGGGCAGCTCACAGAAAAATGTATAACCCCAAATACCTTTCTCAACAAGAGAATGATGCGAAGAAAGCTACAAAGAAAACCGCGTTAACCATTACGAAGAAGAAATAACCAGGCTGCGTCTTTATTTAATAGTAAAAACATAGATCAATACTAAATGACGGACATTCGTACCATGAATTTATCAGACAATTCTGACGGTGGTATGGTTCAGGTTAATTCATCGACGTCTTTTATTACGCATAATAATGAAGAAAAAAATGTCAGTGAAAGTAAAGTTACTATGGACTCTACACCTATTTCCGAATTGATGGGTCAACCAGAACCTATGGAGGCTCAGATGATGGCGCCTCCATCTATGCCAACACAGATGCCTTCCCAGATTCCCATGCAGATGCAGATGATGGCTGCTTCTCCCCAACCTGCCATGAACGAGACTGCTACAAAGTCTCCCGCGTCTAAAAATCCTTTTAACCTCACTGATCAACAGTTACAGGCTCTTATTGTTTCTGCTTGTACGGCCGCGGCTATTAGCACACCCGTACAAGAGAAGCTCGCTACAATGATTCCTCAGTTTTTGAACGACGCTGGTCGTCGAAGCTTGATTGGCCTTGGTGCCACTGGTCTCGTAGCGGCTGTTCTTTTCCATATTAGCCAGAGTTATATTCTCAAGGCTTAGGGAACCTGTTCCCAACCCATATTACTATAGATTGATTTATCTACACCGAGAAAATATGTAATTACCGCTCCAATTATGAACGCGGCTAGAAATAAGAGACTCACTTCCAAGCTCTTCCTTCTTTCCTTCCCATAATCCTTGATCTGCCCCTTTAAAGTTTTAACGAGACGAGACAAACCTTCTACAAGAATGAAGGCAATGATAGTCGACGAGAAGAAGAAACCCTTGTCAACCGCCAGTTGAGGAACTTGACCAACAATTAACCTAAGCATGTTTGGTATAACAATTGTCATTAGAGCTAGATTCGCATGATAGTTCCTGGTGTATATAGGAACCATGGTTATCGCATAGACGATAATCCACATGAACACTGCAGTGAAAACTGTCGACAGTGGTGTTTTCATTTGGTGTATACCTAGATTATTTATCCTGAACATGCATACCACAAAAAGGTGTCTCGGTTGGAATTGGTTCGTATATATTTAAACGTACACAATGATCCTTTAGTTTGTTGTAGGTTTCCCAAAACTTTTTAGAGTGATCAAATTCTTTCACTAAAGAATGTGTAAGTTCGTGGATCAAAACATGAAAGATTTCATTCACTTCACCATCTATACATAACCCAATCTCTGCACCTTTATTGAGATTGTACCCAACTGTACCCTTCAATCTATGATGTGCTGTGATAGGTATCGGATGCTTCAACTTTTCAAATTCTGTACCTTCTACATTTTCACGGAATATCTTATACCTCTCCTTGACTAACCTCAACTTCACGGGTTCAATTATAGTTACGTATAGGTATATATTAATGATAAGCAATACTATTACTGCTATCATTTTCTATATACAAACATAAATTTACTGTACAACTCTGAGATGTGACTTCCTGATAAGTTTTCCCATAAAGTTAAAGTAAAACCGTTCGACTCTAGTTCGTGAATAAGATGATCTCTGTATGCAACTGGTTCTGATTTTGGACCATCCGAATAATAAGGAGTATCAATCAGATGTACGAACAGTTTTTCACCAAAACCACCGTTACCATGTTCCTTCAATTTGAAGAAGTTACCCATGTCATCCTGTAACGGAGTTTTCATAATAATCTTTTCCGAATCCGGAATAATCCCTATAAGTTTTCCACCCGGTTTCATACGTTTTTTAATTTCACGTATAGACTCTTTGAATAATTTCTCCGATGCAAAAATATAATGCAAAGAAAAATTAAAACACACCACGTTATATCTTCTGTTCGGACAATTGAAAATGTCACCTTTATAAAAATTAACGCGTATCTTCAAATTATTTGCTCTTGATTTCGCCTCTTCCAGTGACTTTTCATCCGGGTCACACATATTTATATTAGCCCCCGCGTGACGCCATTTTTGAAGATCACCACCACAACCACACCCAACGTCAAGTACAAGATCTCCATTATCCGTTGACTTCTGGATAAGATCCTTCTTAAAATTGTTATGAGCTTTCCGTATATCTTCCATATTATCATATCGTGTCAAAGGCTTAAATGACTTAAGTTATAAAGAACTTAAAGTTTTTGTGTGTAGTAAGAATATAATGGGTTCTCTCGAACAAGATTACACTACCGTTCCTGGTCAGATTTACGCATGCCTTTCCGTTGTGGGTCCCGAGTGTCCTCAAAAGAATGATCAATTTGGTATTAAGATCAGGGGTTGCTTTAACTCTCGTCCAGAGGCTGAGAGCCATGCAAAGCGTCTTCAAAAGGAGGATGCGACTTTTGATATTTATGTCGTAGACATGTACAAGTGGCTTCTCATTCCCCCCGATCCCACGAAGATTGAGGATGTTCACTATACCAATGAGAAGCTCGAGGAGCTTATGCAGGGTTACAAGGAGAACCAGGCTGCAGCTGTCAAGATGTTTGAGGAACGTAAGCGTGATATGGTTGAGGGGGCTAGCAACTTCAAGCCCGGTGACGAGAACTCCAAGTTTTACAATAAGCCGGATGAAGCTCCTATCAGTCATCCAGCCGAGGTTCTTGAACGTCTACAGAAGGAGAATCCCGACACTCCTATGGAGGAACTCGTGAAGAAGGCGGATGAAATTGTCGCTGAGGAGATGAAGGAGAGGCAGGCTAAGCGTGAGGCCGATGCAAATGCTGCACTCAACACCGTCAGCGAATAATATAAAAATGTCTATACCTAGTAAGAATGTTCAGTGTGTTGATTAATATCATCACACTTCTCATCGTATTTTTTGTAGCTTACTTCTTTTTCACATCACCTGAGATTGTCAAAAAGAAGATGAATACAGCTTCAGAAGTTTTAGCCGCACAACTTAAGGACCCAGTGGTCACGAGCCGTGCGTATTTTACTGAACGAAAAAGGGGTTCAACTGGTGAATTTACTGGTAATTTTCCCTGGAGTGATAAAGAATGGATCTACGGATACCCTCTTAGCCAGGCCTGAGTATGATTGGCTGCATTGTCTTCCCCATAAAAAATCCAAGTATAAATACAATAAATCCTACAATCCACGTCGTTTTATCAATGTTTGCAAAAAAATCAACTTTTGGTTGCTGAGATTGATACATAGGAGGAGGCATCATCATCATAGGATTTGGTGCCTGTTGTTGGTAATAATCATGGTCTTGATCGGGTTCTGAATCCTGAATATGTTCTTCTTTGTTAAAATCTATGGGATTACCGATATCTGCTTCCATTTCTATAATTGTTTTTCATTTTTTTAAGTGGGAAATTACTCACTATACTCTTCCTCGTCGTCAGAAGATTCATAATCCTCGTCGTCATCATCATCACCGACCACAAAATCCTTTAGATTTCCGTCGTCGTCTGCATCTTCATCATTGTCTTCATAGTCATCTTCGGAACCAATCTCATCGTCGGTATCTATGTCACTGTTGTCATCATCACTGTCGTATTCGTCCTCTTTATAATCATCTACAAGTTCCTCCTCGGGAGAATAAATAACGGGTTTCTTAATACGGCGACCAGAACGGGAAATCATTTGGTTCTATTATAGTCGACTGTTTAAGTATTTAGGATGAAACGCGGTGTTTTTGTTAATAGAAGCGTCCATTATCATCTTTTCTGCGTAATAACCTATTTGTAATGCTAGTTGATGTATATCTTCCTGGAATTCTGACATTATCCCAACGTTCTCTAAACTATCCAGTGCTATATAAAGAAACTTTCCTGCAAATTCGGGATCTTCTCTGAGCATGTCCTTAAAGACATTTATGTTGGTGATGAATGCATAAAACTCATCAGGGTTTAATCCTGAATATTCATGAACTTTTTTTATGAGAATATCTAAGTCGTCACTACGAATAGTTTTCTTAGTAAGAAGATTTGTTAAATATGTAGCTGTGGCCAGTAAAGCTCCTGACATCCTATTTTTTATCTGGAAATAAAATCTCCTTGGATTTTTTGTTTAGGACACTTCTATGGTTTTTAGATGGAGTTTTTGAATATACAAAGTCCACTCCTGTCTTGTCTATCAAGAGTTCACATTCTGGATCTGTAGTTGTAGCTATGTATTTACCTTTCTTTTTAGAGAGGTTTGTAATACCCATGGCCTGAATATTTTTGTTAATAAACTCGTTAAGAACTGGAATAGCGTCGTCTATCGTTAGTTTTTGCTTGATTGGTGGTGTTACAGATCTTTTGGGTGGTCCTGCATTTGGGTATAATTTACTAACGAGTGACGCTGGCAATTGGTTTTGTTCTCCTCTAAAATCTGCACAAAATCCATTTTTCCTACCTATCACTGTTTCACATGTACAAAAACATTTCTGAATAATGACATCACCGACAACATGAAACCATATATGATTGGAATTGTGAGAACGTCCTATGTTTTCACAGTATTTAGATGATGATGATACAAGAAAGTGATTTTTATGAGTAAATACTTTAGTGATTCTAGCATCTTCCTGACCTTCAAGGTTCTTTCGAATAAAAGTTTCGAGGTGGGCTATAGCTTCTGAATTATCAAACTCATCTTTCATCTGTGTCTGTGTGAATGAACCCTCTTCCCTCTTCTTACCATCGAGTGGTCGTACAGCCCTGGCATTTGTATCTTCTGTACGAATGATCGACATTTTCAAAGTATCAATAGATGGTTCATTTTCTTGGGAAACTGTATTCATTAGACAAAGAACAGGGCCATAAACATACTTGAATACCGGTACATATGGAAGCTCTGTGACCTTACCGTTATCACACCCTGAACATCCCTGACCACCACATGCAAGGTGTTTCCCCTTTTTGTATGACCATGGAATTCTAAATCCACTCCCCTTGGTCCTCTTTTTTAAATCACCATATACTGAACAGTCAATAATCTGATTCCAATTTTTGTTTTTGAAAATTGACTTCAAAGTTGCTATAACATGTTCACGGATATTCAATGCATTCTCTTGATCTATGATAAATCCTGGCCAGTTCATATGAACACCGGTCTTAATCAGATTGTCGTCAACTTCTTTTGGTTTAGAAACACATATAAGACAATCTTTACCTCCTAGAGTCTTCACCTTGTCACATATGATTCTACAAAGCTTCTGCACAAATGGAATATCCAACGCCTTTTCATCTTTGTAGTCAATATCCAAAAAGAAATTGTAGGTTGAAGTCTTCTGTTCCACCAAATAAAGTTTTTCCTTGTTCTTCACGGCTTCTACGTAACGTTCACAGAATTCGTCAAGTTTGTCGAATGGTATCGAAAGCACTCCACCATCCATGAGAACATGTGAAGTAGCTTTCGCATTTTTTAAATTGTTCTTAGAGCACCAGCTCTTGAACATACTTATTTATCTTTGGAGTCATTCTTTTAATCGTCTTGATAGCTATCATATAGAATGGATCGCATACAAGAAATGTCTGCATGCTCTTTAATATCGGTACTAAGGTTCTTTTTAATAACAAGAAGTTCGTAGACTGTCTTGGTTCTGACACTCTCTATATATTGTTCCGCCCTGCGATCACTATATGCTTTGTTATCAATAAGAAGATCTTTGATCTGCTTTAAAATGTAAGTCTTCGACTTCATTCCTATTTTATACTAAATGTTTTTCTATTTAACGAAGTTACACACGAATAGAACTGTGGATTCTGAATGACATTTCGTATGATCAGATCCCATCGTTTACGGCCATTGAATTCTTCTAAAGTATCAAAGCTCATAAAATCATTCTCGTCGTATGTCTTCTTTATCGGTTCTTTATTAATCTTTTTTAAATTGGTCTTCATCTTTTCATCATTAAACTTCTTAACCATATTGAATTGATCTATGCGTTTATAGTCGACGAAAAAGACGTAAACATTATATACTAATTCTACTGTGGGACTTTCCTTATGTATAAAATTAAACTCTGTATATTCCCCCCTCTTCAACGAAACAACACCCCGTGTCTCTTCCTCTAGCTCTCTAAGAGCACATCTTAAAGGATTGTAAATTTCTCTACGCCTGCATCCCCCTGTGACAAAAATCCAATCCTTAAATCTACGATCTCTCACGGTCAGAAACCGTGGGCGATCGCCTTCAAATGTTACTGGAATAGCTATCGCTTTGTATTTCTTCATTGCTCATTTAGCAAGTTATAATATACGAATATGTTTATTCCTCCTTTTTCTCCTCAGTAACAGGAATCTTAGTAACAGTCTGAGGTTTCGCTTCATCTTCAACCGGTTCAATGGTGAGACCCTTCATCAGATTAACCGAGAAGGTCTTCACAGCGTGAACATCCTCCTTGGTCTTTCGCATATCGTTAAACATGTAAGCAACGACAGCAATGCAAACAATAACACCCGCGATAAGCATGGTTTCGCGATCAAAAGATAACATCTTATGTGTAATAGACGTCGATTTCTTTTAAGCTGAAATTATTGCACCCATTTTAGTATTTCCCTTCTGAGTACAGGCATCATCCCCTCCAATGAATTGAAGACGCTGATATCTCTCAGCTTCACACTGCTCCTGCTTGGGCTGGACTTCGACGATCTTCTCGAGTGTCCTGGATTTGGGATTGTACGTCAATACGAAAACTGCTCCTAGTAAAAAGACAATCAACCAGAAGTTCATTTTACTAGTAGTGAAGATTATGTTATAGTGAAGGGTAAATTTAGTTACTGTATAATAAACCTCCCATCCCATTTTCAACCCTTAATATGTTGAAATTTACGGCATAAATTGTGTCCTTGAAGTTGCTTGTCTCACTGACAATGCGGGCAGAGTCAAGGCGGCTGAAGTTAAGGCTACCAGTTGGCTGAAGCCTGGAAGTGTCAAGACAGAAGGGGAACGCGTAAAGCTGGGGATCAGTCTTGGAGTTGGGGGCGTGGTAGTAAGAAGCGGCGGTGGTGTAGTGAGGATCAATGAACTTGTAGTCAGTGACATCAGTACCGTTAATCTGAAGCTTCACACGGTTAGTAGCGGTGTTAACACTGTCAGTGGCAACGTTGCTCGCGGCCAAGAACTTGATGGGGTGGTTGAAGTTCAACTCCTGAGTGCGACCCATGGAAGGGAGAGCCTTCTGAACCTGGGTAATAAGGATACCCCTGGGCTCGCTGGCGATAAGCTGACGCTCATCAGTGTCGAGGTAAATGAAGTTAGCGTGGCACTCAACACGGCGAGTAGCACTGTTCACAGCGGCGTTATCCGCCCACCGAATGCGAAGCTCCACATCATGATACTGTAAACCAACGAGGGGAAGGGCAGATTGCCAGTTCTCACAGAAACTGAAGCGTAAAGGGAAGAACTTGGAGGCAGTGGAGCCATCGTAGAGTTCACCAACGGGGGACTTGGAAATACCAGTGGCGAAAAGGTTAGGAGCAATCTTGTTAGCGAAGAAAGTATCCTGATCATCAATAACTTGACCGCCCACGAGAACCTCAACCTTATCGATCATGGTCGACCAATCAAGGGCCTCACAAGCATTGGAAGAGTTGTTGATAGAAGTGAAGTAGGTGTATCCAAGAAGATCACCCTTACGCTCGAAGCGGATTGTAGACATGCCACTCCGGGACAAAGCACCCTGGATAACCTGACGCTCGACGGTTTGGGAAAAATTGGTGTGACGACGGTAAGTGGACCTAAAAAAGCTAACCTCGGGATCACCAACGAGGTGGGCATCCTGGGCCCCCACGGCAACAAGTTGGGTAATTCCACCAGACATTTTGTTTATATTATAGTAAGAGTTTATTTTTCTTGCAAAGTGGGATGCAGTCCACTTTGGAGGAAAATTGTTTATGGGCTTGGGGTGACCGGTCAATCTTCATCTAGGTCTGTTGAAGAACCACTTATAGAATATTAAACATTAATATATACATGATTGATAATAATTCTGTTGATCAAGAGAAGCCTGAAGGGGTTTTTGAAATTTTCCCTTCAAAAATTGGATCTTACATATTTCCTCATGAACATGAAATACGTTTAAAACAGTCGTGTTTTGATATAATTGATAAATCTCAAACTAAGTCACACTCTTATGAATGTCATCGTGGTTACTTAAAGCATTATTTTGACCCCAGTAGTAGTAATAATGAATTATTAGTTGATACACCTGGTTTTGAAAATTTTCATAACTGGATTAAAATGTGTAGTGTCGATTACATAAATAACACACTGGGGTGTAATAGCGGTGACGATGTAATCATCACCCAGTGTTGGATAAATGAATGTTCAAAAGGTGGTTTCCAAAGACTACATACTCACAAAAATTCGGTTATATCTGGGACATATTTTGTTAATTTTGTACCTGGAATGCATGCACCGCTTAAATTTCATAAATCATGTGATACGAATAAACCATATTTAGAATTAGAAACCATGCTGACACCATGTTTTAATGATTCTGAAACTTCGCTTCAACAATGTGAAGGGCAGTTACTATTATGGCAATCACATATTGGACATTCATATGATTCAAATAATGCCGATAAACGTATTAGTATTTCTTTTAATGTCATGCCGAAAACGTTACCTGGTCTGTATAATTTTAAAATAATGAAAATTTAGATTTATGCAGTTGGGGCGACGGGCCAATCAGGGTTCGCTGGATCTTCCGTCACCGTAGGAAGATCCCTGAGAGCTTGGCGGTAATCGAGCCATGCTTGTCTAATTTCAGGGGTAGAGTGTGGCCAGTCCGGAATGGCATATTTATCGGATTGGTCGAGAAGATCATCGCGTTCTTTGCGAAGAGTATTCAGACCAATTTTTAAAACAATTACATCGTCCCATTTACTTTGAATTTCTTCAAGTGAAGGTTTTGAAATTGTATTTCGATCGTTCCATTTTATTGTACTGTAATCATTTCCCCTTATACTGAATGCACAACCTTTATAATATTCGTGTAGAACTTCCGCTATATCGCAATCCATTTATAAGTTTATAAGATTTTAGTTTACGATCTCGTACACGACCATATTGGATATAGAACGCATATCATTACCATTCCTATCATTTATGTAAAGATTGTAGTCAACATTGCTCCAGTGGGAATTAGCTGCTACGTTATAGCGACGTGTATGCGTTCCGTTGGCGGGAACCATTACTTGAATATTTATATTACGCATTCGGTTTACAGCGACGCTGCCGTCGTGGACTGTCGAAATACCACCCGAACTGTTCGAATTGTTTCCCTGGGTTCGCACGAGAGTTCCATCTTCTTTAAATCCGAATGACGCCACGTGTGCGCAGTTATTGTTTATCATCGCAGTTAATAGAATACTCGAATTCGCAAATTTTGGTTTAAAATTCATATCAAGATAATCTACGTCATTGGCGGCGTCAGATAACTCCCCACCCGTAATTAACTGTTGAGTAGTGTTATTTAGAGGTGTAGATGCATACTGAGCCTGTATGATCGTCCCGGGAGCATACAAAGGTGCCGCGATGTGAAGGGGTTGGGGGTTCGCCACACTCCCATTGCGACCCATATCGTAGAGGGTCTTGGCCTCTTCGGCCGTGAGGACCGTGTCGTAGAG